AAGTATTCAGGAAACGGTGTTACAATATGCTCAACAAAGGTCTTCAATATATAACATTGCAAGAACTTATGGTTTAAAAATACCGGGTCAAAGACCTTCAGTTGCCTTAGTTGACTTGTCGATAACTGTACCTGCTTACGGAGATAAAGAAGATTTAAGATACTGTGGTATATTAAGACGAGGTTCTCAAGTAAATGGTGCGGGTCAAGCCTTTGAAACTGTATATGATATAGATTTTGCATCACCAATTAGTGGTGACGGTTTTCCAAATCGTTTGAAAATACCTAATTTTGATTCAAATAATAAATTGATTAACTACACAATTGTTAAGAGAGAAACAGTTGTTAATGGTGTTACAAAGGTTTATAAAAAAGTAATTACACCTAACGATGTCAAACCGTTTTATGAAGTGTTTTTACCTGACAAAAATGTTTTAGGTGTTACAAGTGTGTTATTAAAAGATGGTACACAATATGGTAACGTCCCTTCAAACCAAGAGTTTTTAGGTTTAGATAATAGATGGTTTGAAGTTAAGGCGTTAGCCGAAGATAGAGTATTCGTTGAAGACCCAACTAAAGTATCGGATAGTCCTGGTATTAAAGTAGGTAAATACATGGAGGTAACAAGTAAATTTATTACTGAATTTACACCTGAAGGTTATTTTAAAATGACATTTGGTGGTGGTAGTCAATCTGCTGACGAACAATTAAGGGAGTTTGCTAGAAACGGTTATAAACTAAATTTATACAAATATTCGAATAACTTCGCGTTAGGTAGTACATTAAAATCAAATACAACACTATTCGTTCAGTATAGAGTTGGTGGAGGTCAAGTTAGTAACTTGGGGGTTAATGTTATAACACAAATTGGAACTGTGTCGTTTTTTGTTAACGGACCATCAGAGTCTGTAAACACGAATGTTGTTAACTCATTGTCTTGTAATAACGTTACTGCCGCTATTGGTGGAGCGGATTACCCAACAATTGAGGAAGTTAGAAACTTAGTGGGGTTTAACTTCTCGGCTCAAAACAGAGCTGTTACAATTAACGATTATGACTCTTTAATTAGAACAATGCCGTCACAATTCGGTGCTCCTGCTAAAGTTGCGATAACTGAAGAAAATAACAAAATTATTATTAAAATGTTATCATACGATGAGAATGGTAAGTTAACTGAAATTGTTTCTGATACGTTAAAAAACAATGTCGCTAATTATCTATCTAACTATCGAATGATGAATGACTACATATCGGTTCAGGTTGCTAATGTAATTGATTTATCTTTCACTATTGATGTTGTTTTGGAAAGTAGTCAAAACCAAGGTTCATTAATTAGTCAAGTGATTAATATTGTATCTGATTATTTCGAACCTGGTAATAGACAAATGGGTGAGAATGTTAATGTGTCTGAAATTAGACGATTAATACAAACAACTAACGGTGTTGTTAGTGTTGCTGGAATATCGGTATTTAATAAAGTTGGGGGTCAATATTCATCATCTCAAACATCACAAAGATATCTTGATAAAGACACTAGAGAGATTGAATTAATTGATGAAACTATATTTGCTGAACCAAGTCAAACATACCAAATTAGATATGCGGGTAATGACATTAACATCCGAGTTAAGAATCTATCGTCAACTAATTTTAGTTGATGATTTATTTTGAAAATATATCAATTACCTTTTAAAAATAGTATATAAACTATTTATTTTAAAAGAAAATAATGTCAAATTCATACAGAATAAGAACAACGGTAGGTGTTGATAAATCTATTAGAGTTAAGTTAGACCAAGATTTTGAATCACTTGAGGTGTTATCAATAAAAGTCCTTCAAAGTGATGTCTATAATAGAAGATGTTCAGATTACGGTGTCATCATTGGTAGGGTAAGTGTTAATAATGGTTTTGGTATTCCAAATGCGAAAATTTCGGTATTTGTCCCATTATCAGATACTGATGTGACTAATAATCCAATAATTGCTAATTTATACCCTTACAAAAATTTAACACAGTTAAATGGTGACGGATTCCTTTATAACTTATTACCGTCAGAACAATCATATAGTAATCACGTACCAACAGGTTCATTTTTTACCCGTAACGAGGTTTTAACTAATTCAACTAAAGTTGAAATTTACGACAAATATTATAAATATAATTCAGTTACAAACGAAAGTGGTGATTATATGATATTGGGGATTCCTCTTGGGTCTCAAACTGTTGTTGTTAATATAGATTTATCGGATATAGGTGAGTTTTCATTATCACCTCAAGATATGATACGAATGGGTATTGCAACACCACAACAAGTGGATGGTACTAAATTTAAATCATCAAGTAATTTAAATGAATTACCTCAAATTATTACTATTAATAGGAATATAACGGTTGAACCGTTTTGGGGTGATGAGAATGTTTGTGAAGTAGGTATTACAAGAACGGATTTCGATTTATCTGCTGAGAAAAATATTAATATTCAGCCGACCTCAATTTTTATGGGGTCAGTAATTTCAACAAACGAAGACCATGCTTTAAAACTTAAATGTAAACCGGCATTAAAATCGGGTAGTTTATGTTCTTTGGTTACAGGTCCGGGTCAAATCCAAGCGGTAAGACAGACAATTAAAACCGATATTAATGGAAGACCAGCATTAGAAGTTGCGTCTTTTGAGGAAGGTGGTCAAGTAATTGATGACAATGGTGCTTGGATGTTCGATGTTCCTATGAATTTAGATTATGTTGTTACCAATGAATTTGGTGAACAAGTATTATCAAATGACCCTAAAAAAGGTATACCAACTAAAGGTAGGTATAGATTTAAAGTAATGTGGAATCAACCAACTGATTTGGGTGCTAGAATAAAAAGAGCGAACTTTTTGGTTCCAAATATTAAAGAATATGGGTGGATAACATCTACAGGTAATGACCCATTAACGGGAAGACCTGCCGGTAGTTCGGCTAAGTTTGGTAATATTGATAACCCTTGTGATTATAATAGTACATTACCTTTAACTGATAATGCAAGAGCAGCTAAAGCGTCGTATGCTTTTAGTCTTGATTGGGATGATTATGGTCAAACTGATAATTTAGGACAAGTAACACCTTTAGGTCAATCAATGATATTAGAGGCTATAAATTGTCAAGATAGATTCTTTGAGATGCAATATAATAAAGTATATACGGTATCTCAATTAATTAGTGAATTTCGTAGAGGGGATTCTAATAACAGAATTATAGCAATTAAAAATATATTAGATGATACTTGTGAATCAACAAACAATAAGTTTCCATCTAATGACGGTATGTATAGGATTGATATCATATTCATATTATTTCAAATATTGATGATAATTGCGTATGTTATCTTATTTATTGTTATTTTTGTCTTTCACTTATATATGTGGGTCTTATGTAAAATAATTTTACCTATAGTTAGATTTTTAAGGGATTTTTGGTGTTGGTTAGCGACAGTTGGGTTTGATAACAGATTCTTTAGTTGGCATCCATTTGATACTTGGGCAAATCCAAAATGTACTGATTTAGGTTATAAAGTTACAAGTTTAGAAAATAATTGTAAAAACACTAGTTTACCGTTACCTAACATGACATATCCTGATTGTGAGTTATGTTCTTGTGACCCTGAAGAACCTAAAAAAACACCACCGGACCCAAATGATATTTCAAATCAATCAAGTAACTCAGCATTTGCTGATGTTACGCTTGGTGCTAAGTACATAGGTAGACCTTATAATAGTACTGATAGTAGTCCAGGTTCATTTACTCAGTGGAAATCTGATGATTATTTATTTGTTAGTGGTGTTTATTCTAACGGAACAAGTCAAGATAAAGGAAACCCTGGGTCAATGACAATTTATAAGTGGGATAGTCCTTCAGTTATTATAAATTCGGCGGATTTACCTTGGCACGAAAGATTTAACTTATTTAATGTTAAAGCAAAATATTTTAATTCGTCATCTGATAATCCGGGTGGTGGTGTGAATAGAATAGGTGTTAGATTTAACACCGGAATGAATGGTGGTGATTTAGGGGTATCATCAACATTACCAAATACTAATTGTCATATGGATAATGTTATTGCGGTTATTATGGATGCTACTGAGGCGTCAACTTTCTCTGTTGGAGGTATGTTTACAACTGTTGACCCTACAAAATCTCAAGATAAAAATTTAAGTAATGTAATACCGGCTAATGATTTAGGGACTAATAGTATTACGGGTAGAACAATCGGTGTTCCGTATAACGGTAACCTTAAAATTAATGTTGAAACAATTTC